GGGCTTTGGTACTTCTTGCATTATGCATTGTGCTCCTATTAAATGTACCTTGTTGAGACCTACTCTCAAAACCTTCTTGCTTCCCACCACCATGGCCTCCGCGTACAGCATCCCAACAATTGTCTTGTCTGGCCGTGAGCCTCTTGTTGTCTACAAGAGGGCAGCGAGTCTGGGCGACGATGAGGCCCGGTCCCTCTGTGCCTACTTGTTGTCTGGTCTAAGGGCTCCGAAGGCCAACCTGAGGGATATTGTGGAGTATACGCTCCTGATCCTAACGCTTGCTCTCCCTGAGTTCACGACAGAACTCGCTGGGTTGAGTTCATTTGCGGTGACCATGCAGGAAGTCGGCGAGCCCGTGGCCGATGCCTTCGTCCAAGGAAAGTCAGCAGGAGTGGCTGGCCTCGACTCACTCCTGAAGACTTTCAAGCCCACCGACGCTTCCCTGTCTGTTGACAGTGTCACTGGAATTTACGGAGGGGTCGCAGCATTGGTGATGGCCATGGGTCGGCAAGGCGGATCTGGGCCTGAGGCTGCTGCAGTAAAGGCCCGGCCGAAAGCACTGATAAGCAGGTTCGGTATCCCCGAGGACCAGCAGCTTGTCTTCCCAGGGCAGCAGTGCGGTCCGACCCTGGACACCTTGGACCGGGTTTATACTGCGTTCTCCACTTACACTGAGCCACGTGCAGCACTAGTTCGGTTCTTGTTGGGGGTGGAGCAGAGTGCCGGACATCTGCCGATCCACTACGAAGTGATCATGACGAACTTCCGACTCATGAGAGGGGCCGGCATGACACATGTTGAGGCAATCAACAAACTGATGCATATGCATCCATGGACGGTCCGGGTGCCAGAGCTAGGTCCTTACTACGCCCGATACGCGGATGAGCTCGTGAAATTCAGCAACATTCCCGAGCAGGTCCGCATGTACCATCGACTTCTAGTGCCGCAGTCAGACTTCATGTTTCTCACCCCCGAGTACAAGCCCCTGGTAGCGGTTGCTGGGGCATATATCAAGGAGGTGGAAGTGTCGTTTGCAAACTATGTCTATGGTGAGACAGAATTTGCAACCCTCATACAGAAGGTGAAGTCATACCAACCAGGGACTGCATCCTACATAGGATCTGGCACACTGGCTACACGCCTTGGTATTCAGGACATGTCCCTTCCCAAGCAAGCGACTCAAGTCCCATCTCACACGCTGCCACAAATCTGATTACAACATCCGTTGATGCTGTGTGCAACCCAAAGCCCTAGATTGACCTGATCCTATGTGACTCAACCTCCTGAGCACACATTAAGAAAAACGAGACTACAATAACTCCTTGTCTGAGACATGGCCACTGTAGAAGCTCAATCTCATCTGACGGATCCGGCTGCAGTCGCAGCTGCCATCCATGCTTTGACGGAGCCAGGTGGGGCGGAAGACATCGTCAGTGCTGAGGAAGCGCTTGAGTTATCTAGACAGATGGCAATCGGAGGTGGCAACTCCCGTCCGCTCTCGGCGAAAGCAGAGGAGTTCGTACCAAGAGGGGAGGGGAAGTCTGGCAACTCCTATCAGACCCTGTGGGACGCTTCCCGTGCACCAGCCGCACCTGGGCCTGAAGTCGAGGACGACTGGGGTCCAACCACTCTGACCGAGCTTGAAGTTGCCACCAAGGATGAGATGGAGGAATCCGATCTTGGTGACAATGATTCCTGCCCGGACCCACTTGACGTCCCCCTGGCTGCTCTCCCAGGGGATGCACAGGGTGAAGCACATGCAGCTGATGATCCTGCTGCTTACGTGACTCGGGAGGAACTTGACACACTCGTCGAAGGACTCGAGTCGTACCTCACTGATGCAATTGACCAGGCTGTCTCACCTCTCAAGCTTGCCCTGGCTGAATTGACTTCGCAACTTCAGACCATGCTTGGTACCCAGAGTTCCCAGCAGATGCGCCTGTCGGAAGTCAGTCAGAGGGTGGACAGCTTGACGTCTACCCCTCAGGTTGCAACCATCAAAGCTGAAGCAAGTCAAAAGGCTCGCGACCCACCGAAACCCATGCATCGACAGCAGCCCAGTGTAACACAGATTACACAGCCCGTAGGGCCTGTCGCTTTGGTGCAGCAGTTCCTACGTGACAACCCGGACTACCCCACACGCCCGATGGTTCGCAGAGGGAAAATGGCTAGGCTAGCCAGTTTGGCAGGTATGAAGGCTCCCAAGAGGGACATCACCGCCCAAGAGTGGAACCCTGATAGCCTCCTTCGAGCCCTTTCGCCTGAGCCCTAACCCGCTCAAGCTGACAGTACTACCGACAGGTATATGTATATCAATTTTGCGACTAGGTGGATCTCTGAACTAGGGGCAACAAATTGATCCGACCACCTGAACCAAACCCCTTGATTCAACATCAAGAGAGATTATTAAGAAAAACGAGACTCTAATCCAACATTGTAGCTACAATGCACGATCCACGCCTGGTGGCCCGTATCGTGTTTGCTCTTGGACAAGCCTTTGAGCAAGAAGGTCTCGATCCGCTCTCTCGGGCAAAACGGCGGTTACACAATGTCTCCACGTTGACTATCCTGTTCCTCCCACGGGAGGACTTCAACGATTACCAGGCTGCTATCCACGATTTCGCGTGGTTGACTACGGAGCTAATTATGTTGAGGAACGTGAACCGGCGTCTCGTAACTCCTTTGATTAGCGCCTGGCTGGTGGCAGGTTCGGCGTGGCCTAGTTTGGTAGGTAATTGCGAGCCCAGCGAATTAATAAGAGAGTATCTGGTAGAAGCACAAAGGTCAACCCCGGGTAACTTTCACCATTTGGATTGGTCAACAGTGGAGGGATGGTTGACAGCCATTCTAAGAACCACTGTCGCATGCGAAGCATACGGGGCTATTGGGTCAAACATAGTTCACCACCCAGATGTCCTGTCTGAGGTTGAGTTGTGAACGGCTCTTTCTGTGTCCAGAACTGGCGGAGCTCCTGGAGAGAACAAAGGCCAGGGACGTGACTAGGCCTAGTTGAGCCGCTAGATTAAAGAAAAATAAGAGTGAGACTCTTCTCTTACTTCCCTCCATACTCAATACCAAACAGAGCACCCAAGACACAAGCAGGATGGATAAGGTACTCCTCGACCAGCATGAACTTGAATCCCTGCTCTCTAAGAATGAGAGACTTGAAGATCAGATTGCACGACTTGAGGCTCAGCTTATGGTCATCCCCTTGAGTGATGACCGACCAAATTTTGATCCCCGTTTGGCAGTTCGGGTGTCTCGCCCGGCATGGCTTGCGTTTGTCCTCTTTCAAGCTTTCACAAGGCCTGATCAGGATATGGAGTTTCAACAGGCCTTAATGGTTGGGACCAAAGACCCAGTGAAAATCCGTATGACCACTGACGAGACAACATATCTGTCAAGGCAAATGCTATCATGCTTTGGACGATTCGGAGTTGTCGTCCGTGTGGAAGTGGAGGAACTCTCTACCGAGGCCATAGAATTCGATGGAGTGAACCGAGTTGGAATCTCATACCACCCCATTCCAGGTCTGCCTCTAGCAGTGGAGGAGGCAGTGGGCTTAGCATTGGATACCACAACCGCATGGGGAAACCAACAGGCCATAACGTGGGGGGTCATGGGCCCTCATCACTGCCTAAGGGTAGCCTGTGATGAGTATCAGGTCGGGCCATCATCGCTATCCAACCCGGCCTGTGTGCCAGATTACTCAAGTGGTTCTGCTACTATGGTGATTCCACCAGCCCCGCCACATCGTTCAAGGTACAGGCCTGTTCCTCATCCTCCCCAAGGACTATTGCCACTGCCTCCAAACCCCTTCGAGACCCGTCACCCCCCACATGGACCACCGGCAGTAGGACCTATCTACTTCCCGTGGTGGATGCGACCACACTAGTGCCACTCTTTCAAAAGGATATGACTTCGCAACCTGGAGGTAGTGAGCCTAATTAAGAAAAAAGTTGAGACACCATCAAAAACCATACTTACTGCTTCAGAATAATCACAAACTTCGATCGTGCACTTCCCACGTCTGGAACTACTTCTTCTCGTCTTAAGAATGCCTACCCTCAAAGATGTCATCGCCCAGAAGAAAGCAGAGAGGGCAGCGCTAATAGGTGGGCCTTCTGATCCTAATACGAGACGCCCCCCACCTACCCCCGTCAAAGAGGGACCAGCTCGACCAGGCCCAGTGAAAGGATCCAGGGGCAAGGAACCCGAGCAAACAGGGTTTGGACTACCTGTAATCCCTGAACCAGAGGCTATGCCCCTACGCCCTCCATCATCCACTGGTGGATCAATGAGTCTCAAGGATTACCTAAACAAGCGCCGTGACTACCAAGTGAAGCGGAGCCCAAGTGACATTGGGCCCTCTGCGTCCCAAGTCACGGCTCAGTCTGTTGCTTCCTTGCAGAGTGCTGTTGAGGCGCAACAAGCTTCTATTGATGCGCTGACGCGACAAGTCGGAGCTCTTACTGCACAGCTGGGTCGACTTGCCCAGAAAGACGATACCGGTCGGAAGTCCAAGAAATGACATTACCACTTGGAGCCTAAACAAATCTCGAGCGCTCAGGGGATGTGATGCACAAGAAAACTGATCCAACATCAGCTCAAGGGAGTTCCTACATGCCATTCCCATTTTGTGAAATGCTATCTCTGATTAAGAAAAAACTTAAAGTGAGACAATCAATTCTCACCAATCTCTTTATCTGTCGGCTGTTACTTTGACACACCTGCAATTTCATAAGACACTCCACCATGGCCTTGGTTGAAACCACCCTTTCCTCTCCGCTCCTGGAAGCCCCCTACGCCCAGTTTCTTGCGGCAGTAACCAATCCCACACTAAAACCAAAGACGGAAGTTGAACGACTCGCAAGATCCTACCAGGGGCTAGTTGGTGCCCCTTCTGCTAGTAGCCTCAAACGACATCAGAGTGAGCTAACACCTCTGACCTCACACTTAGGACAAACAACCGGGGTAAGTTCTCATGTGACACTGGACGGCCTTCGGGATGCCCTAGACTTTGCCATGAGGTGGCAGGACAGCGTACTTTCTGAGCTCTCCCGTTCCGTGGCTCAGGGATTCTTGTCTGCGGCCCTTGACCTGTGCCCTGAGCGGGTGTTGACAACTGAGGTTCGCAATAGCTACTATGACATGATCTACTGGTTCAACATCGTGGAGGCTGCAGTCAAGGCTAGCATGGTTGGAGGGTGGATCCAAGTCGGAAGTGCTTTCGCATCAAGGCGCTTCACAATCGTGGGTGAGACACCGGTCGGTCCACTTCTACTTACACATGACAGTGTTTTGATGCACAAGGACATGCTCTATTCACGCTTTTTGGTTCATCTCTATAGTGTGATATCACCAGGAAAGAATGAGACTTCTCGCTTACTGTCGTCTTTCGTGAGTTGGGGTGAACAATCTCTGACTCGGTTAGGCAATAAAGCATACGAGGTCATCAAGGGAGTCGAACCGTTATCTCACGTCCGCATCTGTATGTTGACAGAGAGATGGCTGGATTCGACTCGCCAAGCTCAAGACATGGTCCAAAAAGTACAGAGGAAGGAGATCTCTCACGGCGGCACAGGTGATCTGACAGGGTCTCTATGGGCAAGGCTTACCGCGATCGACAGTCCCACAGATGTAGCTGAAGTGTTTGGCTTCATTAAGCTCCTAGGTCATCCTTATGTTGATCCACGTGTTGGGGTCTCCAAGGTGCAAGATCTTGTCTTCAACTCACCACCTAAGGACCCACTTGCCTGTAAGGAGCTTGGTTATAGTGTCTGTCACATATACACCCGAGGCTACCTAGCAAAGACAGGCAACTGGCCGCCCCTCAAGTTTACCTATCCGCCGGGACAACCTCCGTGTGGTTTGGAAACCCTCTCCAGGAGGCGACAACCTGTACTGGCGTTGGGGTTCACCCAGTATAACCCGGCCGACTGGGAGTATGCCACATTCTTACCTCACATTCAATTTGACTACGGAGAGGACACTCTTGCGCTGCTCTCCGATCGTTCTCTTTCTTATCCAAGGACTGAATTTGACGCGGTCTGGTTCGGAAAGCTTGACTATAATCCACCAAAGCCGACTCGCTCAAAGCGGGTCCTAGAGGACTTCATCACACGTGATGATATTAAGCTTCCCGAGATCACGAAGAGGGTTCAGAACAGGGATGTTCCTTTTGGGTGGAAGATCGTATCCGTAAGCCCTAAGGAACGGGAAATGAAACTTGCACCTCGTATGTTTGCGAAGATGGTCAACGAGATGAGGTTATTCCACAACAACGTCGAGAAGAACGTGAAGAAGGGTATTTTCCAGTACCTTCCCGAGCAGACGATGACAATGTCTCGCCAGGAGTTGACATCTCGTTTTCTTGAGACTACCCGCCCACAAGGTGGTCGATGGATTTACATCCATGTTGGTATAGATTTCTCATCCTGGAATCTATGTTGGGACAACGAGAATCATTCTGCGCCCACAGGAACACGCTTGGATGAGATCTATGGAGTGCCGGGTGTCTTTGATTATGTGCATGATTTCTTTTCAGAGAGCTTGTCAGTGCTGGACAATTCTGACTACCCTCCAACGGGATTATGCAAGGGCAATAGGGAGGATGTCCTGCATGGGAGAGTTCGGCTGGACACAGCATATACTGGGCACAACAAGGGTTATGAAGGGATCCAACAAGGTCCCTGGACCCTCTCCACGATAGCACTTGGACACATGGCAGTTTGGAAGCTCGGACTGCCATTCATCCAAAGTGGACAGGGGGACAACCAGGTCTACTCATTCCAAATCTTTGTCCCTGATGACATTTCTGAGCAGCAAATACGGCAGCGTGTCCAATCACTTACTGCTGACATTCTTAAAAGCCTGGAAGACACTGCAACGCGCCTGGGGCATACAATCAAACCAGAAGAATGTATTTGCTCAACTAGCTTCTACACGTATGGTAAGGAGATGTATGTTGATGGAGTGTACCTGCCTGCTACGGCAAAGTTTGTTTCAAGGATGTTCCCCACTACCACAGCAGATACACCAAGTGTCCACGAGTACGTGGCTTCAGTAGCATCAGGGGGAACAGCTGCAACGGATAGATCGAACAATTCTTTCCCGATCGCTATCTTGACAAAGTTTGTCGAACGCCTGACCATTAAACGTGAATGCACCAGATCTTTACTCCATGGGACGTTTCTTCACGACTGTATCAAACGGGCTGTGGGAGACAGCCCTCGGATTGTAGGGACTATGATTGATCTGCTTTGCCTCGTTCCTGGAAACCTTGGTGGCCTCCCCATATCTACACCCCTAGAGTTCCTCTATCGTGGCCATGCAGACCCACTGTCATCAAGTGTTTCGTCGCTTCTTCTTTTATCAGGCATACCTGGCCCCGACGAGTACCTGGAAGTCTTGAAGAGGCCATGGGTCTACAACGCACATCCCGAATTAGACCGTCTAATCCAGGATCCATATGCACTTCCCTTTGAGCGTTCATCCCCCCCCAGTCAAGCGGTCTCAGCTGAGGTTCGACCTGTCTTCTTAGCCAAAGTGACGAACCCTGAGCTGACAGATGTAGTCCATTGTGCCGATGATAAGGCCCGCACTGATCTGTTTAATTGGCTTTCTAGCATTCGGCCTTTCTACCCGAAGGTTGTTCACGACTTATACAAGGGATCAGTGGTTGGTCTAGTCGACTCCTTTTCGCGGATGTTCACAAATACACGGACACTTGGAAAGTTGACAACACAGTTCGGGGTTCGGCTCACTACCGTCAGTCTTAATGCAGACAAGGTCTACCTATCGTCAGTAGTGGAACGACTAGCTTTGTCTTTCAAGGTGGGTCTCCGACACGAAGAGGGGGTAATAGATGTTGACCCACGAGATGTGTACTGGTACTGTAAGTCCCTTAGGGATCGATGGGGGATAGGGGAGTTAGAGGGTGTGACAAACCTTCATCCACTGTGGTCGGGGTCATTCCGCGCCATCCCTTGCCCGCCCTGGGAACTCAAGCTAGATAACACCCTGGTCGTGTGCTCCCAGCATTCCAGCTCTTCCGTTTGCGAGACATCTCGAGGTCCAGTGACACCCTACTTAGGGTCGAAAACTCAGGATAAAGCAGTTGGGAAGTGGATCAAACTATCTAATACAAGTCCTCCCATCCGTGACACATTGAAAATTCTGTCAATCCAAGATATGATGGCAACCCCAGGTAGTGAGTTTTGGCACTCATTGGAAAAGCTGGCCCAGTCACGTTGTAAGGTTGATCTAGACATTATACGGAAGTTCAACCGTGTCAAGGTTGGAGGAACCAACGCGCACCGTTACCTTACACGAGATGATCCCAAAGGGTCGTTCGTGAACATATCCACTAACTGGCCCAGTCATCTGACGATTTCAACCAACTTGGCCGGGACACTTGGGAGGAGGGATTACCCGTTTGATTTCCAAGAAGCATTAACCTTGATGCAAGGTCTGATATCTTGGTGGACTTCAAGGACATCACGTTCTGCTCCCTTCGGTCTAGTCCTTACTGTGGATCTCGACAAGATGGAGGAGGTTTCCGATCACATCTTGCAATCTGCTCCTCTCCAAGCCCTCCCATCCCTCACCACAGATTCATATTACCTAGTGGTATCCTCCCTCACTGTGTCATCTCGCTCCCAGACTGCAGCTCTCCTAAGTTCTGTTGCGTTACCCAGACTTAACCAGCACACAGTCGGGTCAATCCCATGTGCACTTATCTCTATCTTGTTAAACCACTTGACAGGGCAACTTGCAGTTGGGAATAAGTTTGGACATACACTTGGAAAGATTTCATACCGAAGGATCATTGATATGCCTGAGATAAGTCTTCTTACAGCTCCACAGTTCCGGCAAGCACTAGCCACAGCAGTGCTTCTGAAGGTATCGTTGCCCGCATCTCTCGTCTGTAACAGGAAAACTCGCCCGATCAACACGGTATTCGACTCTCTGTGCAACACAGAACTTAGACGAAGCGTGCCATCTCTATATGGTAGTATCCGAGAATTGGATCAGGCTAGTTGGAAAGGACTAGATGGAGTGGGCCTTGGTGATCCAACGGCTCCACGTGCGTTGACTCGCTGGATCACGGCCACAAAACAGATTCTTCTTGCCCCCCCACATCGTCCTGGGCTTGAACTGTATCTTAGAGGTTCGTCGAGCCTGTCCAAGTTACTAACAGGGTACCTTGGTGTTGAGTGTCTCATCCTCTTAACATCGGGAAGTGATCAGCATTGGAAGGCGGGAAAGCAACTTGCCAAGCTGGTGGGCATCATTTCCAACCAGGGTGATGAGCAAGAGAAGGTGCACAAGTTGGTCTACCTGGTTACTACACTCCAGTTAGCACCTTTACCAGCAGTTGTACGTGAGTCCCCGGAGGAAGTCCTGCGACAGTTACGTACACACAAGGAAGATGTCTCCTTGCCCACCTCACGCATCCCCCCGGTAACTTCAGTGTTGACGTCAGCTACCTGCCCTCCTTACCCTTCTTCCTCTCTAGGACTTAGGCTGTCAGTCTGGCACCCAACTGCCGCTGAACTCGTGTCCTCATGGGAGCGACGGGGTGATTTCATGTACGAAGCTGCAGTAACTTGGTCACCACTCTTCACACTTTTCCGGGAGGTGGACCTGGATGTCCTGTTAGTCGGGGTTGGAGATGGGACGATCGGACTATCAATGCCAGCTGGGTGGAGGGTCACTGGCGTTGACCTGGGGAGGACTCTAGCTCAACAGGGTCACTCCATGGTAAACTATACTCCCCCACACATGGTCCAGAAATTCACACTCCACCCAATTAGCTGGACTCTTGGAGGCGACATAACTGACACACGAGTATCTGAGTACCTCAGAGACGAGATAATGCAAGGGAGGTACAGATTGGTTATCTTAGACATTGAAGGTGTTGCCCCTGATGCAAGACTTCGGCTTAGACACAGCCTGTCGGCACCGTCCACTCCAGTGTTTGTGAAGGTCCTGGTATCCCAGCTTGATTTAACCCGGTGCTGGGAGTCTTTTTGCTCTCTAAGAGAGACCTCTGATTACTTCTGGACTTCTCGCGCTTATCCACAAAATGAGTTCATCGTAGGGGGCGGGACAAGTCCCCTTTGTATGTACGACAAGATGCGAGTCCCCTCTCTAGATGACGTAGAGACAAGGCCCCCGGGTATAAGTTCTGTCACTATTCCTACAGAGCTTCAGAACCTTAACCAGGTATCCGAAGATATTATGCTCTTGACTGGAGATTTGCGACCACGCCAGCTCACAGCGTACACCCTTGGCCAGTTCCCTGCCTTGAAATCGTACAATCGGGCAACGTATCACTCAATCTTTTCAACTTGGTCGGTCTCCTGGTGTGTGGGTGCCCTCGCCAGAGGGTCCGTGCTCTCCTGCGTCTCTACAAGATGGGTTTAGTCAAGGTCTGATACACTCAAGGGTTGTTCAGCCAGGTACTTTAAGCTGACAGGAGATTTAGAAAAAACAAAAAACTTCACAAATACCATGCAGCCACGATGCTTCATTATCAATGGTACTTCCACAAGGCGCGCTTAAT